GAAATAACGTGGTGGCTATAGTGTAATGGTAGCACAGAGCCCTGTGGAGGCTTTAGCTCGGGTTCAAATCCCGATAGCCACCCCATTCGGACCTTATTTGAACTCCTACTGGGTTCAATGTGGGCTGGATGGGGTGATGGTCACCCCAAACAACAGAAGCTCGTTTATAAAGAACGGGCTTGTGTTGTATTTGGGAAACTTTTAGGTCATCCTGTATCGCCTCAAAAATCCTTGATGGTACTGCCTTAACTATCTCTGAATTCTTGATATCAAATCGCTCCCAAAAAAGACCTAAGTAATGCTTTTTTAGCAGTGGGCGCGCTTCATCATAGGCCTTGTATATATTTCTGCCTAGCTTAAGCGCCTCTTGTACTTCGTTAATCCTTAATTCCCTTACTTTTTTCAGCTTATCAACCTGATCTTGAATACTCTCCAGTTGCGCTTTGAACTTTTTTTTGTTTCTCTCATAATCCTCATTAGAAATTACGCCTTGAAACAACTTCTGTTCGGCAACATCCCTTCTTTGCTCTACACCTCGCATTTTATTAAATAAAACTTTTCTGCCTTTTTCTATCTCCTCCTTTTTTTCGTTAAATCGATATTTGACTCGTTGGACTAACATCCCGATGAATTTTTGTGAAAATTGCAGATCCTTAAATTTCTCTTGCACCAGCTTCTCTAAATCGTCCATTTTAGTATACTTTTCTTTATGGTTGATTCTTTTGGTACAGCGGTAATACTTTGCTTTTTTCTCTGGATGACTCTCCCCGGTAAAACGGTTACCGCAAATCGCGCAGTGCAAAAATCCGCTTAAGAGATAGTTATGCTTGCGACTTCGGTTAGCGTGGCGATTGTGTTCAGCCATTATCGTTTGCACGGCGTCAAATGTTCTTTTACTCACTAATGGTTTATGTTTGCCCTCTGCTTTAATACCTCGCCAGCACACCTCTCCTATATAAAATCTATTTTGCAACAATCCAATTATCTTGCTGTTTTGCATCCTTAAACCTCTCTTTGATCTAAAACCTTTTTCATATAACATATTCGCAACATTCAAAGCTGAATGAGAGCCAGTGGAGTATATTCTAAATGCTTCTTTAACTAAAGGTCCCACTACCTCATCTATGGCTATGGTATTATTTCCGTGCTGATCCGTGACATTCTTATATCCTACTGGAGCGGCCAGTGGCCATCCTCCATTCCTTACTTTTTCTTCTAATCCTTTAAGAGTTTTTCGAGATGTAATATCTGACTGAAATTGATTAACTGATGCGATAATTGTATCAATCATATTCCCCTCGGCTGATTCGTCAATCGTAGGCTGAGAGGCTGAAATTAGTTTCACGTCCTCTTTTTGCAACATTGCTTTTATTGTCAGGTGATCATTTGTGTTTCTAGCCAGCCTATCCGTGTCCTGCACAAAAATCGCTTTGATGGATTTGTCCTCCTGGCAACGGATTAACATATCCTTCAGGTCAGGACGGTTCATATTGGTAGCGCTTCTCCCTGGGTCCTCAAATATTTTAACAACCTTGTAATCTAAATCTTTGGCTAATTTCGTACATACACTTTTCTGGGCATCTAAAGAATGGTGGCCACCTCCGGTTTGTTCCTCGGTAGATACCCTGCAATAGATTAAAGCTTTATTCATATTTTTTTCTCCTTTTTAAAATTAGTTAAAAGTATATTAAAAACTTCCGCTATTCTTTTTTTCCTCTCCTCTTTTGGAATATCAGCTTCTTCCAGTCTAATTTTATATTTTTTACTTTGATTCATAGAATTGATGCAAACTATTGATTTAATTATTAAGTATGTGATAGTATATTAAAGCAGGCTTTAAGCATTGCATAAAAAACTTCTTACTTCGTGGTGAGGGGTTTTTTATCTATTTTCTTGCTCTACTTTATAGTTATCAAATTTTCATCTTCTTTTTCTAATTAACATCCTTTTCACTAAAAGTTGAAATTGGATTAACACCCCACTGACCATCCTCGCTGGGCGTATAAGCATCAGTTTCTTTAATGACCCTTGCAGTAATCTGCTTCTTAGACACCTGGTCAGTAACGACCTCATATTGGACGGTAAAGGTAATATCAGTGGTAACATCACTAACTTCATTAACATTTGTAATTTCAAACCCCTTTAAGGTTTTAAAGCCATAAGTGGCCTCCAATTCCGCCGCGGGATCATCTTTACCATTTAACCAAGTCAATTGGGTATATTCTTTCATACTACTCCACTCTTGATTCTTCCACGCCTCAACAAATTCAGCTAATGCGCGTTCAGCAGAATCTTTTTGAAACTTTGACGGTTCTTGGAAGACAAATGTTATAGCTTCTGTCTGCTGTTGTTCTTCTTCCACTGATTCATTAGTTGGGGATTCCGCCTCTTGATTTGTATTTTCTGCGGCTGTATTTACCTCCTCCACCTGATTCGTTGCCGAGATTACGTTGGTATTTTTATTCTCCTCACTCCCTCCTCCAGCCGCGGCGATGATAATAATCAATAATATAAAGCCGCCCGCGATCCAAAACCACTTCCTACTTTTCTTTTTTGGTTTTTGTTCTTGCTGAGGTTGTTCACTATTCATACTCATTTTCCTTTCTGACTGGAGGTCTTAAAATCAAAACCTCCCGTCGGAGTTAAGGACTTGCGTCCAAGCAGTGCGACCTGCCTCCGAACGGGAGGATTTGTGTCGCACTGCTTTTATTTAATTATGTAGCTATATTTTGCCCTATTTTTGCCGTTTTGTCAATTTGCATTTTCCTTCAGGCCTATGGTACCGCGTTGGTTTAGCGTGTCCAGTACTTGTTTGGTGTCGTCCTGTATACTACTAACGTCTAAAAAATCCCGCTTTATTAATTTTTATCGGACCTGTAAATTTACTCTCCACCCCGGTAAAAGTAAGCATTAAAGCGTCAGCCACATCCGGGCTCTCAACTCCTCTTTTTAACATTTCTTCTTTTGATTCTATTTTCAAACGGCTTGAGCTGTCCTCTTTATATTTAATTTCCATTAGTTGGAAAAAATCTTCATTCTTCTCTAATGACCCATTATCCAAAATCCACTTCCGTAATTCCCAATAAGCTTCCGCTTTTACATTAACGAATTTTTTATCATCCCGTGCTTTCTCACCTTCTTTTACGGCATTTACTCTAATACCTTGCTCCTTGAGTCGGTCCACCACGCCGCCTCCTACTCCAACGTCATCTATAAAAACATCTCGTGCCTCGATTCCCTCATCCTCTATAAATCTTTTTACTTTCCCGGCAGTAGACATTAGGTCTGGATCTTTGTTCTTTTCCAGAACCTTGGCGTAGTTGTCATACCTTAAAACAAAAACGTTGTAATTTCTGCCCCGAGCCACGTCCACTCCTAACCGCTTTCTACCACGTGATTCAACGATATTATTTATGGCTCCCTCTACTTGTTTATCAATCAACAAGGGTGTCCAACCGCTTTCATCAATTTCGCCCGCTTCCGGGAATTTACATTCATACAAAACTTTAAAAAATGCCTCTTTCTCCATCTCCTCGATAAATTCCCGGGAGAATCTACCCTCTTGAATGGCCTGATGATAATCAATTAGTATTTTATGGTAATTATCAGAATGCCAGGCCTTTAAGAAATGGTTTCGCTTCCAGGGATTTCCGATTTCTAAAAGAAAATTATCTTTATGGCCGCCTAACATTCTTTTTACGGTAGCGTATAATTCATCGTCAATTAAAGCGCTTTCATCAAGTACCACGTTAGCCGCGCCAAATCCCATCAGTGCTTCACCAGTCTTTTTCTTATTTCTCGCGTCAGCGGATAAAACAAATACTTCACCGCCTCGCCTAAAAGTCAATCTTTGTTTGCTTCTCTCCCTTTTTAACCTTTCAAGCGGAATATCAACATCTAACTGGGAGAGGAACAGGGGATTATCAAAAATATGCTGGATCACGTAATTCATCACTATCTGCGCTTTTCTTTCCGTGGGAGCAACAATCGCCCATTTTTCCGGTTTGATGACCGCTCGAATAATTATTCCTAACGCTACTGTTAATGATTTGCCATATTGCGTAGCACAGATAACTATATTTCTCTTAGGATTCCTGTTTAAGATAGTTTGAAAAATACCTCTCTGGCCATCAGTTAGCACAATTGGCTGGCCTGCTTCGTCGAGAAATAACGATGATAGATTCAAGATATCTTTTTTCATAATTAGGGTAAAAGTTTATCAACTTTATTGAGTATTTTATCCATCTGTTCTTTATCGCCAAAAGTGATTTCCTGCCTTGGTTTGTAATCCGGGTGCTTGGATTTAAGGTAAAAAATAATCGCCGATATATTATTATCCGCAATGGCCTGGATCAGCTTATCCTCCACAAATCCAACCTGTTCTTTTTTTATTTTTTCGACTTTTTTTCTGAAACTTGAATATTTTTTAATCCACTCATAAAAAGTAGAGGGATTTATATTGATTGCCTTGCAGGCGGCGGTAACAATGCCTTGATATTTCGTGTAAAATTCTAAAAAAGTTTTTTGTTGCTCAATAATTCTCCTTTTTATAGTGTTGGATTCGTTGGATTTCTCGGTTTTGTTGTGGTTTGTTGTATTGTCCATAATTGATGAGATATACCTATAAGCTCCCAAACTCCTCACACGGGCGATTGTGGTTGCTCACAAAGCCCTTTAATTGTCTAATTTTAGCGGTTTTTGACCGGTTAAGCGCTCAAATCTCCGTTTTATAACCTCTACGTAAGTCGGTACTTTTTCACACATAAAGCACCGTCTTTTCATCTTTTCACAAGCGCAAAGAGTCGATCCCGAGCCACCAAACGTGTCCAAAACAATATCACCTCTTTTGGTTAAAACTTTTATGTAAGGAATTAGCACTTCCAGTGGCTTTGTCCCGAAAATTATCCCTTGTCCTGAATGTTTTTCATCGCTGGCTCTAAAATCAATATGATCAGTCGGGCAGATTCTTTTTCCTTTTTGATAACCTTCCCATTGCGGCCGACCTTTAACACCATATAAAGCAAGTTGATACTCATTTTCCAGCTCTCCCTCATTTTCCAAATTAAATTCCACATTATCCTGACTTGATCCAAAAAGGGCAATATCGTGCTTACTGAAAAATTTATACTTTGACGCAAAACCCTGGTGTCTGTTGCCAACGTGCCAGATTATCATATTTTTTATTTTCCAGAGCTTCTCCATCTCCTGCCAAAGAGGAATGATATTTTTCCAATTCTCGAATACTATGATGTTAAAATTATCTTTAGCTACTTTATCAATTAAGGGTAACCAATCCTTAAATTCCGGGGCTACATCGGTTTCAAGGTATTGACGGTTACTCTTATAACCAAAACCTTTAGCTGGCGACTTGCCTTTATACTTCGTCTTTAAATATTGAAGCTGGTAGGGTGGATCGACAAAACAAAAATCGACTTTTTCATTACCCATCAATCTTTTTATATCT